CAGCGACTGCATTAGAAACTGCTAGAACAATTGGTGGAGTATCATTTGATGGTACTGCAAACATCAACTTGCCAGGTGTTAATACATCTGGAACACAAGATACTACAGGAAACGCTGCAACGGCTACTGCGTTAGAAACAAGTAGAACAATTGCAGGACAGGCCTTTGATGGTACAGGTAATATCACAATCGCTTCAACTGATTTATCAGATACATCTTCAATTGCATTATTAACAGCAAGTCAGACTTTAACTAATAAAACAATTGACTCTGATAACAACACAATTACTAATATAGTCAATGCTGATATTAAATCATCAGCTGCAATTGCATTTAGTAAGATGGCAGATTTAACTGCTTCACGTGCTTTAGTATCTGATAGTAATGGTGACGTATCAGTAAGTGATGTAACATCAACAGAAATTGGTTATTTAGATGGTGTTTCAAGTGCAATTCAAACACAATTAGATAACAAATCAACAAAAGGATTTGCGATTGCGATGGCAATTGCATTATAAATATATAAATAAGAGAGAATAGATATGGCACAAAACTTTAGAAGATATATAGCAAGAAACGTTGGTACATCAGCAGTAACATTGCATACTGCCGATAGTTATGACACCGTTATAGGTATTGCTTTAGCAAATACAACGTCAAGTGAAATCAAAGTAGATGTTTATGTAAATGATGGTTCAAATGACTATTATTTAATAAAAAGTGCACCTATTCAATCAGGTGGTACTTTACAAATTATAGATGGAGGAGCTAAATACGTTATTCAAAGTGCTGACGTATTAAAAGTAGTATCTGATACTGCTAGTTCTTGTGATGTTTGGGTAAGTGCTGTGGATGCAATATCAGATTAGGAATAACATATGCCATATATAGGAAACAATACACCACAAACTGCCGTAGATACGGTAGATGAAAGATTTGAAGATTTTAAAGAAACGTCAATTGACGCTTCAAAAGTACAAACTATATTTTTAGGCGGGGATGAGTCAGGTGTTGCTGATTCCCCAACAGACGCATTTGGTATTTCGTTAAATGTCATAACAATGGATTTTAATCATAAGACATTTAGAAGAATTGATATGGGTTCTGTAGAGGCTCAAGTCGGAGTAGTAGATTTTGGGTACGTTGCAAACTCTAATTAAAGAAAATAAGGAGTAAAATAACTAATAATTATAAATAATAAAGTTAGTTTGTTACAAAAAGGGAGAGATTAACAATGCCAACAATTTTACAATTAAGAAGAGGTACTACGGCCGAGAATGCTGCCTATACAGGCGCAGCTGGTGAAATAACGGTAGATACTACTTTAAATAAAGTGTTACTACACGATGGTTCTACTGCAGGTGGTGCCGCTACTGTTGGTAACCTACAAGGAAATATTCAGTTAGGTAAAACTGGAACAAACGAAATAGATACTGCTTCAGGAAATCTTACAATAGATTCAGCTGGTGGAACAATTACGTTAGATGATAACGTAACTATTTCAGGAAACTTAACGGTTTCAGGAACAACTACAACCGTAGATTCTACAACGGTAAACATTCAAAACGCTTTTGTATTTGAAGGTGCAACAGATGACGCATTTGAAACTACATTAACAACGGTTGATCCTACAGCAGATAGAACAATAACATTACCTAACGTATCAGGTACATTACCAGTACTTGCAAGTGCTTCAACAACACAAATTACATCAACACCAGAAGAAATAAATCTAATGGATGGTGGTACTACACCAGGAACAACTGCTGTTGCAAGTGGTGATGGTTTCATAACAAATGATGATGGAACAATGCGTCAAACAACGGTTGACACATTAGATACATTTTTATCTGCTACAACAAAAACTTTAACAAACAAAACATTAACAAGTGCTGTATTAAATACTGCTGTTTCAGGTTCTGCTGTACTAGATGAAGACGACATGTCATCAAATAGTGCTACACAACTTGCAACTCAACAATCAATTAAAGCATATGTAGATACTCAACTAACTGGTGAAGATTTAGATGTAACTACAGATAGTGGTACAATCGCAATTGATTTAGATAGTGAAACAATGACAATTGCTGGTGGTACTGGTATAGACTCAAGTGCTTCAAGTAATACGGTTACACTTGCTATTGACTCAACGGTTGCTACACTAACAGGTTCACAGACTTTAACAAATAAAACTATCGCTCTTGGTAATAATACCGTTTCAGGTACTACTGCTCAGTTTAACTCTGCCCTTTCAGATGGTTCATTTGCTACATTGGCTGGAACAGAAACGTTAACAAACAAAACTATTAACGCTTCTCAATTAGTTGATGGTTCAGTTACAAACGCTAAATTAGCAAATACAGGTATTACAATTTCAGATGGATCAAATTCAACTGCAACTGCTCTTGGTGGTACAATTACAATCCAAGGCACTTCAAATGAAGTAGAAGTTTCTGAAAGTTCAGGAACGGTAACAGTTGGATTACCTAACAACGTAACAATCTCTGGTAACTTAACGGTATCTGGTGATACAACTACGGTTAACACTGCTACATTGGCAGTAGAAGATCCACTAATCAACCTTGCAACTGGAAACAATAGTTCAGACGCAGTTGATATTGGATTCTATGGATTGTACGATACATCTGGATCACAAGACTTGTATGCTGGTCTGTTTAGGGATGCTGGTGATGGTAAGTTCAAATTGTTTAAAGACAATCAGGCTGCACCAACAACAACGGTAAATACTAGTGGTACTGGTTACGCTGTTGCTACACTAGTTGCAAACCTAGAGGCAACAACTGCTACATTGGGTGGTTCTGATATTATCTCAACAGATAACACTAAAACTTTGACAAACAAAACAATTGCTGCTGGAGATAACACGATTTCTGGTATAACATCATCTCACTTTGCTAGTGCTGTAACATTAGTAATTAATGATTCAAGTGGATCTGCTGTTAAAACAATTGTTGGTTCTGCAAGTTAATAATCAATTAATCTAAACCGATTTTTAGACACACCATAATTGCGTCTTCGCAACGCCTAATAATCGTATAAATAGTAGAAAAGGATTAATATGGCCAACCCAGCAACGAGAGAACAATTAAAACAATACGCTTTACGAACACTAGGGAAACCTGTAATTGAAATCAACGTAGATGACGATCAGGCCGAAGATAGAATAGATGAAGCGTTACAATACTTTGCTCAATATCACTATGATGGCGTTGAGAGAACATACCTTAAATACGAAGTTACTCAAGCAGATGTAGATAGAATGAAATCACCTGATGGTGATTCGTCTTCAAGTATTACTAAAAATTCAGTTACAACTGCATGGAAAGAAGCAAATAACTTTATCGTTGTACCTGAAGCTGTACTAGCAGTTACAAGAATATTCCCATTATCAAATAGAGGTAATCAAAACTTATTTGATATTAGATACCAATTAAGATTAAATGACTTGTATGATTTTTCATCTACAAGTATTATACACTATGATATGGTATTAAGACATTTAGACTTTTTAGATCACATACTAGTAGGTGAAAAACCTGTTAGATTTAATCAATACAATAACAAATTATTTGTAGATATGGATTGGAAAAACGACATATCTGTAGGCGAATATCTTGTTATTGAATGTTTTAGAAAATTAGATCCTGAAACAATGACAGATGTTTATAATGACATATATTTAAAAAGATATACTACAGCATTAATCAAAAGACAATGGGGTGCTAACTTATCTAAATTTAATGGTGTAGCAATGTTAGGTGGTGTTACACTTAACGGACAACAAATATTTTCAGAAGCACAAGAAGACATAAGAAAGTTAGAAGAAGAAATAAGGGGCACATACGAAACGCCTGTAACGTATATGATAGGATAATGCCATGCCAGTTAATCATTATTTTCAAAGTGGCAATGGGATTGGTAATGAGGCAGAGAAAAGATTACATGAAGACCTTATAATTGAAGGTCTAAAAATATACGGACAAGATTGCTTTTACTTACCAAGAACATTAGTCAATAAAGATTTAGTTTTAGGAGAAGATACTATCTCTAAATTTGATCAATCATACATGTTAGAAATGTATATTGAAACAACTGAAGGCTTTGCAGGTGAACAAGAATTAGTATCTAAATTTGGTTTAGAGATTAGAGAAGATACAACATTTGTTATCGCAAAACGAAGATGGCAAAATCAAGTAGATAATCAAGCAGTACAGATTGTAGATGGACGACCTAACGAAGGTGATTTAATTTATGTACCTTTGATGAATAGTTTTTTTGAAATACAATTTGTTGAAGATCAGGAACCATTCTTTCAATTAGGTAACTTACCTGTCTATAAATTAAAGACAACTAGATTTGAGTATAGTTCAGAAAAAATTGATACTGGTAGATCAGAAATTGATGTTGCTGAAGACAGATTATCTATTGATCAATTACAACATCAATTAGTACAAGAAGATGGTACAGGTTTCTTATTAGAAACTTCAGATTTAGTATTGAAAAATTACGACTACTTGGTATTAGAAAGTCATGTTGATGTCAACTTGGCAACACAAACAAGAGATTACGCTGATAACGCTACGTATGAAGCAGACGCAGGATTTGGTACTGCTAGTACGGCAGATGATATATTAGATTTCACAGAAAGAAACCCTTTTGGTGAAATAGATGAGGGTCAAGTATAATGTTCGGAAGACGATTTTACCATGAATCAATGAGAAAAGTTGTTGTTGCTTTTGGTACAATATTCAACAACATAATTATTCATAGAACAGACGCCGATGGTTCTGTAATACAAAGATTAAAAGTACCTCTATCATATTCTCCTAAAGAAAAGTTTTTAACAAGATTAGAACAACAACCTAATTTGAATCAAAGAGAAATGGCTGTTTCATTACCTCGTATGGGTTTTGAAATATCAGGTATCGCTTATGACCCAACTCGTAAATTACAAAGAGTAGGTAAGTTTAAAAAGACACATGGTTCAGACGCAGGTAAACAATACTATCAATATAATCCTGTGCCTTACAATATAAGTTTTAATTTATATTCATTTACAGCAACTGCTGAAGGTGGATTACAAATAGTAGAACAGATTTTACCATACTTTCAACCTGACTATACGGTAACAATCAATGCGATACCAGAGATGGGAATAAAACGTGATGTTCCGATAACACTAAATAGTGTTAACTATGAAGACACTTACGATGGATCTTTTACAACAAGACGTGCTGTAAATTATACATTAGGATTTACTGCTAAAACTTACTTGTATGGACCTGTTTATGCTGCTAAAGTTATTAAAGAAACAACGGCAGATATATTTACAGATACAGCAAGTGGATCAACAAGAGAAGAAAGAATAGTTATTGTGCCTAATCCTACAAGTGCTGACGCAGATGATGATTTTGGATTTACAACAACTATAACAAACTTTGCTGATTCGAAAACATATAACCAGACTACTGATAGTGATGAATAATTATGAGCATAGACGAAAAAATAAACGAAGCCCTTGGTATCTCTAACGACAAGCCTGTAACAAAGGCAGTAGTCAAAAAAGAATACACTCCACCAGTTCCTAGAGTTGAAGATAAGA